GTGCCTTGCCCGTGAGCTTGGCGTCTTCCGAGATGATTCCCGCTTCCACGCCGAGGAGTTCGGCCTCGGCCTCGTCCTCGATCAGGTCGCGGAGCTCGCCCTGGAAGTCCGACCAGTCGTCACACTTTGCTTCATCCAGCCCGTCCGCCAGCTTCAGCACGTCCGCCCACATCTCTGCAGGTGTCTTCGACATGGCGGAGTCTCCTACACTCAGATCCACAACTGAGTCCAAGAATTCTTGGACCCTACACTGAAGGAACTTCTGGTCGGCACCTCGGACCTGGCCAACGACTCTCAACGCGGCTTGCGCAGTCGCTTCGTCGTGAATCGTAAGGCACTGGTTGGGTCCAACGCTGAATCTGGGCTGGCCAAGCTCTGGCTTCCGGTCGGAGGAACGGAAGGCTTCGATATTGGCAAGCACGTCGTCGCTGACATCGCCAAGTCTGCCCGAGCGAGCAATGGAGTCCAGCATGTATGCGTCCAGCCACTGCTCTGTGGTCCAGTCTCGTGTGATGTCAGCGACGCCGTCGCTATCCGGACGCTGCTCGATGACGAGGCCCGTCACGCCGTCCCTGCTGTCGATTAGAGCAGCATAAGCCAGCTGTAGATCGAGCAACTCGCCATCCGAGAAGCACTCGGAGATAATGGATTCGTCCATAAGGGCGCAGCTCATGACCGTAGCGTACGGCTGAGCCGGCCTGTTGACACGGGCCAGGTGGTCGTAGATCAGCTGGCCTGTGACGAAGTACATGTTCACGGACTGCTCAGCATCACCGACCTTGTAGGCTCTGCCGGGCATGTGGTCGCACCGGCCTCCGCGGCGGGCCCAGTTGGCGCCGCAGACGGAGCAGTAGAGCCCGGCGGTGTCCTGTCCGGAGGAGACCGTGGCGAGGCGCTTCGAGAGAATCTCCTCGATGGCCCCGTTGTGGGTGATTCCGAACTCGGTCTGGATAAACCCGGACCCGACATCTCGTACCGGTGGATTGACCCAGTCACGTTGGAACTTGTCGTTGCTGGCCGTCTGGAAGTACTCCGCTCGCCGGACCCGGCCGAAGACATCGGGCTCGGGGGCCCCTGGCTCCTGCCGACCGGGATGACGGCTCAGGAATGGCTTGGGGTAGCCGGGACCCAGCCAGGTCCCGACGCTGGAGCGCATCTGAACGCCCGGGTAGACGCGCGTATTTACCAGCGAGCCACTGCGTGTGGCTGCGAAGCGGGCCAACAGGACCGTTGTGGTCCTGCTGTTCACCCGGTCCATGAGAGTGCCCAGCTTGAAGGTCCTCTCCTTCTTGCCCTGTGGACGTACCGCGACAAATTCGTGGGCACCTACCGCCAAGATGTCTTGAAGGTGGATCATCAGTCTCCGGGAACTCCCTTGACCACCGTTCCGCTGCCCGGCCACAAGTTGTACTTGTGACCTGCATGGAACTCTCTGGGCGGACCCATCGCTGGCGTGAGCGGCTGCCAGTTGCCGATCGGGTCGTTCGGGTTGCCGATCTCGGACTTCTGGGCGTTGAGGTCCTTTTGCACCGCGGCCCAGTACTGGTTCGCGGCGTTGAGCCTCGGATCGGACACCAGCCCCGGGTTTGTCGGGGTGATCGAAACTGCCATGTTACCTCCTGCCAAGTCCTCTTATTAAGTTCTATGGGACAGGTTCAAGAGTTGTCAAGATACAAATTACAAATTTATTCGGATTCTTCCTTCTTTATAACGAGTCCGTCCATGCAACTGTCGTGGTGAGCGAGGTCCGGGAGGGTGAACCTTGCGATCTTGACCGGCGTCTCGGCGCGTTCGCGGCACTTGGCGCAAGCGTCCTCCATGAGATTCCAGTAGACCTCCTTGTGCCTGTCGACCTGAGCCACACGGGCGTAGGCGAAGGACTCGGCGACGATTGGCAGCTGGTGGATGAAGTACTCTGCGTCGTTCTGCAGGATCGATAGAGCAGCCGCACGGTCCAGAGAGGACTGCATCCTGTCCATGGCCTTGTTCATGATCACACGCAGCTGATTTACTCTCGGCGAGAAGATATCGTCGAGGAAGCGCTTCTTGATGTTGCTGCCGAGATACAGCTGACGCTCTGGCTTGGCCTCATCCTTATATCTCTCTACACCAAAACGGAGCCAGCTGTCCACCAGCGGCTTCAGTCTGCGCTCAAGGGAGAGGATGAAGTTGTTAACCCCATCGAGATCGCCCAGCATGCTGTCGTAGCCATCCCGCCACTCATCATGCAGGACGCGCAGGGCGTCATTGGCAGCCACACGTGGCTTGGACGTAAGGCGCTTGGACTGGTTCTCCGGCTGCTCCCGATTGGCTGTGGCAGCCTTGGATCCGAGCCCTGAATCCTCGTCCACAGCCTTGATGAGCGCCAGGGGCTTGTCCAGCCGCTCGAAGTGCATGTCCTTGCGCTGCTCGTCCGTGATCGGGTCCCTGCTGAGTTCGATGCGTAGCTCGGTCTCGGTGATGGCCCCGCCCTGGTACATGGACAGCGCGTGGTTCTCCTTGGCCCTGCGCTCCTCGCTGTCGATGGCGGGGAATACGAGATAGACACGGTTGTCGGCGGTCGGGAGCAATCCAGACTCGAGGACCAAGTCGTCCAGGATGTAGAAGGTGAACATGTAGCTGAAGAACAGATGGAACCGGGTGCACCGGTCAGCCAAGCCGCGGGACATGGTCTGTGCCGTGGCCCTGTTGGCTGTCTCCCCACGCCCGATGTCGATGCCGGAAAGGTTGAGGTCGGAGAGCACGCGGGCTTCGAAGTACCTCATGTACGGCTCGACGTTGACGGCCTTGCCTTTGGTGGCAATGACGACGATCTCATGGCGGTGCGGTGTGACCAAGCCGCCCTCAAAGGGCATGTTGGCGATCTGGGCCTGCACGTCCGTGATCTCGCTCGTGTTGTTGTCGTACTCCTCTGCCGGGAACTGATCGGTGCCGACCTTGTATTGGAAGAATGGATAGGCGTTCTTGTGCACCAAGATCTCTACGAGCTCCTCCATTCGTCTCAGAACGAGGATATCGTCGAGTGCCGGGATGCAGAACGGGGTGCCGAATACGTGCCCCTTCTTCCTGCGGAAGGGCATGTGGACGACGTTGTCCGCTTTGAACTTCTTCATTGGCCGGCCGCCGATGACCTGCTTCCAATGGTCGATGTAGCGGACGTTGCGTCTGTTCTGCTTGATAAACGGCCTCATGTCGGCCGCGTTGGGGGAGAAGATGCCAGTGACTGGGTACTTGAGCTTGCCGTACTTGCCTTTGTACCTCTGGGCTGTGCCATCCTCCTTGCGGGTGAGAACGTAGAAGACGTTGGACAGCTCTACCAGGTCCTCCACACCGCGCTCGATGATAAGCTCCAGCGGATCGTTCTGCCCCCAGCTGATCTCGGTGAGCCTCTTGTGGACATGGTCCAGAGCCGTCTTGTTCTGGCTGATTATCCTCCAGCCGTTCTTGAGCATGAGTTCTTCGTGCTTGTCGAACGACTGGCGCAGGTACCCCTCGGTGTCCATGGCCTGCTGGATCTCTGCCAGATTATACTCCGGCTCGTGGAAGGAGGCGCGGAGCATCCTTCTGGACGCGTACGCGAGGATGGTAGGCTTCTGCGCCTTGGTGGGCATCTTGGCGCCGGCGAGCGTCACGCCGGGCGGGGCTCCTGGGTGGATGTCGTGCAGGACTACAGGGGGAACAATCCGCTTAGGCGGTTCACCCCATAGAGCCCTAGCCGCCCTCCTCAGCAGCCCTGGCTGGGTCGACGTTGCTTGCATGTCTCAAGTCCCTACTGAGCTGAGCTTGGTATCCGAAGGCCTTGAGGTACTCGAGAGCCGAGCCCGAACTCCGCATGCAGTCACCGATGCGGAACGGGCGGGGCGACCGGTCCTCCGGCGGCACTTGAACCGGCGGGACGGGAATACCGTACGCCGACTCGAATGCCACCGGCCTGAAGGTCTCGTACGGGTCACCATCCAATGGGACCCGTATGCCCGGCGGTAACCCTTCCACCAGGCGATTTACCATGTCCTCGATCTCGTCGATCTCTGGGGCGCCGCCTTCACGTGCGCAAAGGTTGCCCCGATCGATCGCGCTGATGACCTGGTCGAGCAGGTTCAGCAGGATCTTGGCGGACTTGGAGTTCGCCAGGAGCTTGATGGCCCACTCTCCGTTCAGGTCTTTAGCCTCAGCTCTACGCCACGCCTTGAGAATCAGTTGCTTGAGGAGTTGCTTGAGTCGCTCAAGACCTCGCAGGCCGTACTCGATGAGTTCCTCGATTAGAGGACACTCGAGGATGACTTCTGCAACGTCCTCGTCGATAACCTTCTCCCCCCTATAGGACCAAGATGTCGGGTCCAGCACGTCCGTCAGTTGATTGACATACTTACTGAAGAACTTGTCCACCGTGTGAAGTACCGGCTCAAGTACCCTCTCTGCAACCAGCTGGTTGGTGCGGGCCGACAAGTTAGCCAGCGAACCGCGGATGTCCAGGTTTACACCGCTGGCGGATATAGCCAAGCTGAACCTGAACATCTGGAGGTACTCGGTCGGAATTGCACCGACGAACATTACAAGACAGCATATCAGGTCGGACGTTAACTGAGAACCCAGAATCTGGGCGAGACGGTCAAGATCCCTGTTGACGTACTGGGTCTTGTAGTCGGCCAGCTCCAACGCGTCCCAGCTTATGGACCACGGGGCTGTGCTCACGTCCTCCAGGGTCTCGCCGTAGTTCTTGGTCTCGTCGTGGACCTGCTCCAGCTCTGACTTGGTCGCTTCGAGGTGCTCATACACCTGCCAGCCGTCGAAGCCGGGCACGGTCGTGTTGGCGATCCAGTCGTGGCAGTAGCGGACGACCAGATCGTAGTGGTAAGGACGGTGGGTATGCAGATACTGGTCGAGCAGCGGGTCGCGCCCCTGCGCCTTGGCCTGCTCGATGATGTCGTCCACGTCCGCGTCCTTGAACCCCTCGAACTGCTTGACTGTGTCCTTTATGAGGTCGACCACGGCCTCGGTGTTCTCCGCGATCTGCAGGATCAGCGCGGCAATACCGATGAGCGTCTGGGCCGCCGCCGGCGCCTGCTCGACACCCGGGGGCACGGTTTTGGTCGCAGCTATCTGCGCCATGTTGGGAGCCGAGTACGGCTGCATGATCCTGTTGGCCACCATGCAGAGCATGTACTGCCCAGCCATAACGGCCAAGTCCTTGGCGGAGATGCCCTCGCCTCCCCACTGGGCCTCGTAGATGCGGCGGCTGTCCGTCTCGATGTTGCCGGTCGTGGCCATGGCCAGGTCAATCGAGTCGATGCTGTTGAACTTGAACTGGAAGCGGACAGCCTCGATGTACTGGTCGATATATATTCTGTTCTCGTCCCTGTCCGGGAACAGCGTCCTGAGGGCGTGGCGGACCTCGTGGGCGTTCTTATCCACGGTGATGTAGTCCTTGGTCGTCTCCTCGATCTGCTCCTGCAAGATATCGATCTTGCCGAGGACGCCTCGCAGCCGGCGGTTGACCTCCACCACCATCTGCGGAGTTATCTCCTGAGCCGCACGGATAGCCTCCTCCTCGCTCTCCGGGGCGAAGGTAACACGGTCCCTGTAGTACTGGACCGTCGGCTTCCTGCTCAGGATGTCGCCTCTGTCTGTCATTCTTCGTATCGGGAAGCTTGTGGCCACCCGCGGTCCCAAGTCGCCCGCTTGATGTGTCTGGGTCCAGCTTTGCTGCGCATGGCGTCGCGCATGCCACGCGCTCCGGCCTTGAATCGCGTCTGCATGTTGAGGAACTCGCTGACCGTGCCGCCGAACTGGCTGGGAGTCATGGAGAACGGCGCGCTTCTCACTGCCGGTGTCAGACGCTTGCGCTTCTCCCTCAGCTCCCGCATCTTGTCCTGCTCGAATATCATCATGCCGCGTTCTCCCAGCGGCTTGGTGAACGCGATGCGGGTGACGGTGGGGGATTTGGCGAGGTCGGACATCTCCATGATGAACCCGTACACGCTCAGCATCCAGGCCACGAGCGTGTGTTCGCCTTCCTTGGTGAAGGTCGGCTGGCCGTCCCGGCCGTATTTGATGACACGGTACTCCCGCATCTGACCGACCAGGCCGGTCTTGGTATCCTCCGACCGCGGGAAGATGCACTCCATGCTCTCTACCCTGCGCACGCACAGGTCGACCATGAGAGGCTTGACTGCCTTCTTGACGAATCCCTTGGTGAGTGGGTCTTTGACCACCACCTTGGAGCCGAAGTCAATGCCCTTCGCCATCCTGTGCAGCTTGGTCTCGGGATGCTGCTGACCGAACAGCTGAAGCGCCTCCACCTGCATGTCCCCGTCGCCGGAGTCAGCGTAGACGAACTCGGGCTTCCACACCTTAGCCAGCTCGTTGATGCGGTGGATGGCGACGTGCTGGGTGAACTCGCTCGGGTCGACGACCTCCTTGTAGGCCGTGCGGAACTTGCCGGACAGGGTATTGTAGCCGGTGACGATGATGTGGGCTCCTGTGCCGGCCCGATTCCAGTCCACCCCGAACCCGTAGATCTCCTCCGCCTTCGGCTGCCCACGGGACAGCGAGTAGTCTGCCATGCTGGCTTCGATGTACTTGTGCTGGAACAGGCCGGCATCCATCTCGCCGAACTCGGCGAGGAACTCGTGCGCGAATCCGTTCTCGGAGTACGACATCCTGTAGAACAGCTCGGTCTCCTCGTCCCAGGTCGGCGAGACCATGGACGGGAAGTGGAACTCCCTGAAGTCAGCCCGCTTGTCGGTGCACCAGCGGTAGAACAGGCCGCGGCGACCGGTCGGGGTAGAGCTGATGACCATCTGGGCGATGTTGTGGCCCTTGCCCTGGAGCATAGCGAGGATGGACTCGAGGGACTTGTCGTCCAGCATGTCCGCCTCGTCGATGATCAGCATGTCCGGGGACTGCCCGCGCGCCTTGTCCGCGTGCTGGCCGGTACGCACACCAGCGGTGATACCGATCACGCTGGAGTCGCCACCCTCGTGGTGGTACTTGATAAAGTGAGGGTTCATCTTGTCCTGGATCTTGAAGCCCCTGTCGGTCAGGTCGCCGCTCAGCTGGATGAACCCACGAATACGCTCGAAGATAAGGTCGACCTGGTCCTGGTATGGACACAGGATAACGACCTTGAACCTAGCCCGAGTAGTGATGCTGAACAGAGCGATGAGAGCCAGGATCTCAGTGTTGTGGACAAAGACGCCCTCGGCCGAGAAGTTGGCATCGTCGTAGCAGCCAGCATCCAGAACAGACAGGTCGTATGTCTGAAGATCCCCAACGCACTCGATGCTCACCACGCGATCCCAGATAACATCCGATTCTGCGTGCGCGCGGAGGGCCTGGTCCTGGAGCTTGTTGGCCCAGTCCAATGCCACCCGGCGAGATAGCCCGCGCCTACGCCCGACCCGGGCCTCGTCACCAAGGACCGATCTGGCGGACCGTCCATCCAGCTTCCGTACCACGTGTGTGCGGATATCTTCCGGGAGCGTGTCGACAATGGACCGCTCGTTGTTGGCTGGCTCACGGGAGGCAATAGCAGCTTTCGTCAGGGCACTACCCTTGCCGAGGATGCCGATCTCGTTGGCGAACTTGCGTATGTCCTCCCCTCGAGTGATGAATAGCTGCCAGGATGTGTAGTACGGGACAGGACGCGAAGATGTGTCGAAGGCGCCATGGAACTCGCCCATACGGTAGAGAGGACTGCGCTCGGCAGGAATCTTACGCGCACTGATGGTCGAGAAGATGCCGAACTTGAACAGCATCTCCTGAACGTCCCGGATCAGATCATGAGAAGCCGAGCAGTATCCGATCTGAGCTTGGCCAAGATGGCTGACAGATGCCCACCCATCGTTGGAGAACAGCCTATTTAGGAACAGTGCCACAGTGCGCCGATTGGCACCTTGTATAGCGAGCGGAACAAACTTGGTCTTGGCATTGTGACCGAATACACCATGCTCACGAAGCATGTCGGTGACCGGATTTGGCTTGCCCTTCTGATTAACCACCGAGCAGGTAATGTCATCCTCCCATGTCAGATGGCATCCCTGTGACTCTGCCAGTTCCTCCATTCGGCGGACGATCTCCGGATTGGTGTTGGTGAATTTGAAGGATCCACCGGTGAGACCACCATCACCGATGGCAAACGCCAGGAGCTCCGCGTGCTCATCCGGGAGACTCCCGTTACCAAACACACCAACTCCGCACGAGGCGATCCGGTCACCGACGCGGAGATCTTCGGTGTTGATCCACCGGTCGAAGGCACGGTACGGGTGGTCGTAGCTTGTGGTCAGCTGGCGGCCGGAGGAGAAGGTAACGCGGTAGCATTCCTTGACCGCGTTCTTGAACACAGAGGCCTTCTTGCTAACGATCCTGGTGCCCTGCAGAGACCTGACGTCAACTGTCTGCCCATCAAGGTCTTTGACTTTTTGGCGCGTGCCATCGGCCAAGTCGATGTGGGTATCAGGACAGGCACATTTCCCAATCTGACGGCCCATCCGGAAGACCTTCTTGCGTCCGGTGCAGCGCAGCGGCTCCACTTGGTACCACCTGGGCTCCCAATCGAGGTAGAACTGGGCCCAGCTGATGGGATCGTTGTAGACCCACCAGCGGTTGACCTCGTTCTCCTCCAGCGCGGCCAGCTGGCCAGCCATCTTGCGTATCTGGATGTCGGTGGAGAGCTCGCATTTGGGAGAGAACTCGCAGTCGACGGTCTCCTGGTAGGTGGACAGGCAACGGTCGCAGATGTAGTCCGGCTGCTTGTGGGAGTCGTCGTGGACTTCCTTACGAAGCGCCTTCCACCTCTCCTGTCGGACAGGCTTGAGCTTCGCAGCAAGAGACGCAACCTTGTCGCCGTAGTCAACCATCTAAGAGTGCAGAAGACGAGCTTCGTTTCCAATCGCTCCCCGGAGGGAGTATGCTGAGTCGTGCATGGCTTGGAGAGCGGCCTGCCGCATCGTGTAGGCCATTCTAGTGTCCACCCAAGGACCCGCGAACTCGGGGCCGCCGCGTCCGACCTTCTCGAGGAATCTCAGGGCCCTCTGGCCCTGGTAGACCATCTCCATCGGCGCGGCCATGGCTGTCATGCCCAGGTAGGCCATGCCAGCCACCGGACCCATGGTTGTGACCGCCAGACGCTCCAGGTTGAACGGGTTGGGGCTGAGGAAGGCGGAGGCTCTGTTGGCAAGGAACTGGTGGACCCCGCCGCGCTCCTGCTGGGGAGACAGCGGGTGCTCACCGAGGAACACGTCGTTGAATGTCTTCCTTGCGAATCGAGCCATCTATTATCCCAGAAGGAAGCCGGACCTGATACCGGTCCCGTTGCGGGCGTAGTGCAGGGCGAGGGTCATGCCGGAGTGGCTGCCGAAGTTCGGACCCATGCCGTAGGGCCTTTGACCCCTACCGAACGGGCCCTCCTGTGCCGTGGCGAGGATGCGTGCCATGTGGGTGGATTCGCGGGCGCGCCTCCAGTCCTCACGTCCAGAAGCCCAGGCGTCATACGTGCCGATGCCGGCAATGGTACCGCCCATGGCGACGGCCCCGAGGCCGCCTGCCATGGCCACCCCGAGGTTCTGCCGGCCGATCTGACTGGGGCTGAGCGGCGGCAGCCGCGGGGGTGCCGCTCTGCCGGCTGTCTTGGCCAGTTGAACAAGTCTGTTTGGCATGACTCACCTATGTCAAGAGCAGACCGAGTCCCATACCTGCGAGGCCAGCCCTGCGGCCCCACCTACGTCCGACGCCGGTCATCTTTGTTCCCTGCCACGCGCGGATGCCGCGCTCGACACCGCCGCCGACTGCCATGCCGCCGAAGTAGCCCCCGGCCATCAGTGCCGTGTTCCACAACCCGACGGTGGAGCTGATGCCGACGAGTCCGGCCACGCCCGCCCCGGCTCCCAGCCACTTGCGGGCGCCGAACTGGCCCGGGGCTCCGCCAACGAGACGTCCCGCCTCTTGCTGGAACCGCTGCCGCCCGAGAGCGCCGCCGGGAATGGCTTTGCCGGCCATGATCCGCTCGGCACGCCCTATCATGCGGGCACCACCACCGAGGCGTTGGTAGTAGCCCTTGTTCTGCATGATGTGCTCGGCGAAGTCCGGGCCCACCGGACCCATCGGCCCGGGCTTGAACCCGAAGCCGAACCATTCGCCGGCGCTCTTCATGGCGCCCATCAACCCGCCGCCCTCGCCGAAGGAACGCTTCATGCCGGCGAACAGGCCGGATCGACCGCCGCCGAACCCGAAGGTCTGACGAGCCCAGCCGCCGGCACCGCCTTTGATGCCGATGATCTGCCCGAACTCACTGCCGAACACGCGGGCTGTAGCGGACAACTGCTCTTTTATGCTCGGCCCCTGAGCAGCGCGGCGGCCTCGGCCGCCAGCAATCGGACTCGCTGGGCTCCTACCACCCGGCTGGACCGTGTGACGCTCGATGAACTGCCCGGCTGTGGAACCGAAGAGATCTAGGGCTGGCATATCAATTCTCCTATGCAGCTCGTCTCAGGGAACGCGAGCGGTTCGTATCGTGCCGGGGGCGCTTGCGCCCGCCGTAGTACTTCTGGGTGACACTGCGAACACGGCTATTCGCCCTGTTCCCCCACAGTACATTATTAACCAACCCGAAGGTAGGTGTAAACATACTTATTGGACGGGGCGTCCTCGGCTTGGCCGTGACGCGCTTCCGGTTGTTGGCAATCTGGAGCGTCCTGGCGTCGATATCCATCCCCTTGATGGGGTTGTAGGCGCCGCCGAACGGCGACATGTCCGGACGAGATGGGTCCATTCCGTGGAACTGAGCGAACTGATTCGGGCCGCTCGCGCGCATGGTCTGGAACCCGCCGTTGACTCCAGTGTGGACCGCTTCGGGAGGCATGTAGGCCGCCGGGTGGGGCATCCTGCGTTTGCGCGCGCCTATGGCTCCACCCACCACGGTACGGGTCATGTCAGCTGCGGCCGAGCCAATGATATCAGCTGCGATCAAGCTGGCTGCTGCGGCTGCAATGGTACCAATCACGGTGCCGACGACTTCACCAATTACAGTGCCGGGTACTGCACCCACACCGGCGAACAGGCTGCCGACCGCAGCCCCGATGGCTGCGCCGGCTCCTCCGCCAATCGTGACCCACATGGACGGCCTGAAGAAGGCTGTCTGCACACCGAAGTAAGCGGCTCCAGCTGCAGCTTCGGTTGCGAATCCCTTAGCGGCGTTGGTGTACTGGTCCATCCCCATGAAGCCATCGATGGCTGCCCAGGCCAGGTTGGCGTAGGGGACCTTGCCGAGCACCTTGCCGGCAGTTGTCGTGCCAAACTTGCGTAGCCCAACGGAGGCCTTGCGCATCCCGGTAGCCAGCGTGGCCAGGCGCCCGGTGGGAGGAAGCCTCTTGGCGTAACCCCACATGGACTTGCTCGCGCGCTGGAACACGTTCATCTGGTACTTGGACTTGATGGTCTCCGGGACCACGTCGAGGAGCCCGGCCTTGTGAGCATCGCGCCAGCGTGACAGCTGACCGACATTGGACATGACCGACCAGCCGTGGGCGATCTTGCCGGTGAAGGTCTTGGACTTCTTGACGACTTCTGTCCACAGGTACTTGCCGGCCTCCCACTCATTGCTCCAGCGGCGGGCATTCTTCAGCTTCTTCATCTCGCCGAGCGTGCCTGCCTTGACCTTCGCAATGTAGTCGTTGGAGGAGAGGCCGTACTTGGGAGCGTCGAGCTTGGCCGCCAGCTTGTTGAACCAGTCGGTGACCCGGGTGGAGAACTTGCCGCTCAGCTTGCTCTTCTTGCCTTGGATCCATGACTCGATGTGGTCGGGCCAGTCGCGCATCCCCTCGTAGAAGTCGGACAAGCGCTCTACGAGGTTACGGCCTCCGGTTCCCTTCCTGATTCTGTTGATGAAGCCTTTCTGGACCTTGTTCTGCTTCATCCACAGTTCTATCTCGGCGCGCTTGAATCCCTGATCCTTCAGGCCATCGTACAGACGCCGGTGCGCCTGCTTCATCTGCCGGCGGTTGATAGGTATGTCCATCCCCTGCGCGTTGTAGAAGACGTCCCAAGCGTCCAGGGACGTCATCTTGCGGGGGACGTGCAGCCACTTGTGCATGGCCATCATACCCACGTTCAGGCCGACCATCATGAGCATCATCTTCTTCATGTTGGCCATGGGGTCCTGGTACGTGTCATGCTCCGGCCAGCTGTAGGCCTTGCTGCTGGAGACGAACTCCCCGTGGGGCTTCATGGCCACGAACTCGCCCGGGGAGCGCCACGGGGGCTCGTAGGCCATGGTGTAGGCCGCCTGCCTCTCCACCCGCCCGTACCGGACATGCTTGCCTTGGGCCAAGCCAGCCAGGTTGACGTCCTGGGCAGCAACGTCCGGACCGTAGACCATGGACCGGAAGGACGTGGGCTTGATGGCCTGAGGAACCGGAGCCTCCCGGACGTCGTAACTGGAACCCTTGACGGCAGGGAAGGACGCGATGGTCGGCTGGACGATAGGCCTCGACATGGCCTTGGGCACCGGCCTCGGAGCCGGGTGTCCGCCGACAGCCATGTGGGCGGTCCGAGCTTGGGCTGTTCTTGCAGCTGTACCGACCTCGCGCATCACGGTCGCACCGCTGACCGCGGATGGAGTCGTGGCGGCTACAGTCGCGTCGATGCGCTCTATGGCCATCCCGACTTCGGACGACTTGGCAGCTTCGATTGCTTCGACTGCGGCGTCGACGCCGGCATCGGCTCTGACCGCGACGTCGGGAGCAGCAACTGCTCTACCGTAGGCCTCGCTGTGCTCGTCCTGCGCAGCGTGGACCTGGTCGCGGCCGGAGCTGAAGTCGGAGACGTTGCCGAAGTAGGTCTTGGAGGGGTTGATTCCATGACCGGCTATCTGCCATGGGTTGGTGGAGTCCCGCAGGCCCGGCATGAAGCCGATATCCTTGGTCCGCCTGTTCAGCTTCGACATGACCTCAGCCCGATAGGCCGTGCCGATCTGATACATCTGCTCCATCTGGGTGGGAGTGTATGGTGTCCCCTTCTGGTCGTGAGCTTCCTGGACCAGCCCGGCCCACCGGGTGAGGGATGCGCTCTTGGCTATCCTGTCCAGGTCCGTCAGGGTCACGTTCGTGACCCGCTGGCCTGCTATCAGGCCCATGGCCCGGTGCATCTGCCAGCCTTTGGAGGACCACATGCCGATGCCGCCGGCAGCCGCCTTGGCCTCGGCCTCGGCCAGCATGTTCCGGTTCATGATGCCGCGCTTGCCGCCCCACGGGAGAGCTGCAGCTGCACCGGACCGGAGGAGTTGGAGGTTGAGGTTGGCACCACGGTCGCCGATCAGGACACCGAGGTTACGGTTGTAGGTCCTGGCAGACGGGTCTATGAGAAGCCGCATGCTCTGCTGCTTCTCCAGCATCTGCTCGAAGTGCTGGGTGGCAGCCTTGCCGGCGAACTGGTCCTCGTGGATCCTGTGGATGATGGGCGAATCCGGGTGCTCAACCTCAGGCGCGTCGATGCCAGCAAGCCGGACCTGGATAGGCCGCCTGAACGCATTGAGGATGCCCTTGCGGTGCAGGACCAACGTGTCAGCGTCGTCGACCTTGACGCTGTAGTCATCAAGGTCCACCACGCCGTACCAAGCGCTCCTGTTGATCCCGGCCGTGCCCAGCTGGCTGCCACGCACCAGGTCGTAGTCACCGCGCGTGAACGTGGTGTAGTGCGCGCTGTGGAGGCCCGACATCCAGGTCTTGAGGCCTTCCTGCATCTCGTGGCCGCCAATACCCCACTCACCGGGATGACGAACCGCCAGAGACGCACGGTAGGCCATGAGCTTGTTGGTAGACCGGGTGGTGGCGTTGCCGAGGAGACGTCCGGAGCCGAAGTCGGTCAGGGCCCGGGCAGACCCCTGCGAGAGGGGCCCGAATACGATGCCGTCGATCTCCTGCTGCCTGTCCGGGTCCCTGAGTCCTGGGATGGGCTCTGGACCGGGTGTGAGTAAGGCATCGGCCATGGCGAAGGCAGCCAAGCCGGCGGCAGCCATGGAGAGTCGCGGATACTTCCGCCTGGCGCCGGCCCAGTGGTCCTGCAACTCCTTGCCGGCCTCCCCGTAGATCCTCCGGAGGGTCAATGGCTGGTGAGCCGCCGCCGAAGCTCCCCGTGGAGCCCCGGCGCGCGCCGTGCGGACCTTTTGACCCAGCACGTCGAGCGCGTGGACGTCGACCTTGTGACCAGCCTCCCGGGCCACCTCGTACAGCTGACTCTTGCCCTTCCACTCGATGGCGGCTTCGTACCGCCGGAAGAACTGATCCTGCTCTCTGATACCGTAGGCCTTCAGCCGCGGTGCGATCTGCTCCCAGGCCTCGTCGAAGCGGGACGTGCCCTTCTTGACCTCGAAGATGCGCTCTATGACCTCCTCGAGGACCGTGTCGCTGGTGCTCTCGTGAGACAGGAGCTTGCGCTCGTCCATCAGCTGGGCAGCCTGCTGGAGCAGCGTCTGCGGCTTCTGTCCGGCGTCGGTGAGAGCGTGGGCCATGATGTCGACCGACCAGCCCTTGGCGTAGCGGATGTCCGGCCACTTGTGGCCCATCTTGAACGGCTGGCTCATGCCGGAGTAGACACGCTCCTCCTCAAGCCACTTCATGTACCGCGGGTAATCCCACGGGTCACGCTGCTTGGCGCGTTCCTTGAGGAACACACCGAAGCCGCCGTGCGGCTCGATGATGTCGGCGTACTTGAGAGCGTTGACCTCGGCTACCGACTTCTCGCCCTTACGCACAGCTTCCCTGATCTCCGGGTGCAGCTGGCCCAAGGTGAAGAAGCCGGGGCGGCCGGCGGCTTCCTGGATGTAGGACTCCTGGGCGGCGAGGAAGGCAAACTGCCGGACGTTGTGGCCCATGTCCTTGATGCGGCCGGCTTCGCGGGCCACGTTGACGGCCTTGGACCACCTCTGGTACAGGGCGGGGTTGGCCCGCGCAGCCGCTTGACCCATCGCCATGAGGTCGAACTCAATGTTCCATGCCCGGATGGTGTGCCCGGCCTCCAGTACCTTGGTCATCTTGTCGACGATCGCGCGCTCGGACATCAGCTGCTTGGACAGCTTCTTGCTGCGCAGCTGTTTGGTCATGTCCAGATGCCGCTGGTAGACGCCTTCGAGCACGTTGCCGGGCTGTCGGTATCCCTCCTGCCACCTGACGCCTGAACTGCGTCTGGACGAGAGCATGGAGTGGAACTGGTCCTCGGTGATACGGCCGGATTCCAGCTGCTCGAGTGGGTTGAGGAGAATGTCGGAGAAGGCTTCAAAGTGGTAGCGGTTGTCGCGGCGGACGGATCGACCACGCTGCCGGATACTGAGCTGGGAGATGCCGACGTCCTTGTACGGCTTCTGGCCGTACCGCTGGAGCATCCCTGTGGTCTCGATGTCGATGACCAGATCCAGCGGGTTCGGCGTCCCCCGCATGGCACGCTCGATCAGGGCGTGTCGTTCATTCACTTATCAGGAACCCCGTCTTCGGGTCCCTCTTAGGTTGAGGTGGCCCGCTCCCCGGTTCTTTGGCTTCGGCGCTGGGGGTGACTTCTGCATCTGGCGGGGCGCCAGTGGCCCCATCCCCTGGTTCGTCCTGTCGAACGCCTGGAACCGGAACTTGGACAGGCCCCCTCGGCCGCCCTTCATCTTGATCGACCGGATGATGGTTGCCATCTAGCACCCTTTCTTCTTGGCCGGGGCCTTCTTGCCCTTCTTCTTCCCGCCCTTCTGGAACGGAGGGGCCTGCTTCCCGCCGAACGGCTTCCCCTTGGACTTGCTCCCCTTGCTTCCCTTCTTGGCCATTGGATTCCTCCCTAACTGTGAACTCGGCTTCGATGATATCTCCGCCGCGGTAGTGTGCTTCCAGCTGCTTCTGCTTGGCGTTGACCTTGTCCCTGGAGGCCTTCATCTTGTCCTCCAGCTTCTTGGCCTCCTCGCTTGGGCTGAGCCGCTTGCGGGCTTGGTCCTTGGACTTCTCCTTACGGGTAGCCATGAGGTCTGACTGGATAATCTGGTTGAGCTTCTGGAGATCTCGGATGGCCTGGAAGGCGGGGTGGAGCTTGCGCTCCGTGATCTCCTGCCCGTTGGGCGCAATGGCCCGGAAGGAGTCGACGATGATGGGCTCGTCCCTCAAGGCCTGCAGGGCCCGCTTCATCAGCAGCTTGTTGACGGCGATGGCCCCGATAGAGTGGATGTCGAAGACGGCCCCGGGCTCCAAGCCGAGGTCGCCGGCCATGTCCTCCATCCACTTGTGGACCAGGGTCAGCTCGATGGGGCAGCTGCGCTCGATGGGAACGTCAGCGCCGGAGGCCAGCAACGGACACTCAGCTGCGTGCTCGCACGCCTGCCCGCGGCAGATAAGCGGAGCGTACCTCGGCACACCGGCGCGGTGCATGTTGAAGTACTCGCTCAGGCCCTTCATCTGATCTTCGGTCAGCGCCGGGCCTTCCCAGCCCAGCGGCTTGATCAGGGGCTTGTCTTCCTTCTTCTTCTTCTTGTCGGCGACCTCCTCGGCCATAACTTGACTCCGTCCGGGGTAGTTATCTCACCCTTGAACAGTTTGAAGCCAGCTGCCGCCAAGTCGTGCTTGCACAACTTGAGGGTCGACAGGAACCAGCTGCACTTGTGTCCCTTGGGCCTGAAGTGGTTCACCTGCCGGAACCTGCCGCGCAGCTTCGGGCACAGCTTGACCGCCTCAGCCTGGAACACCGGGTCGGTCAGCGCGTTCCTGTAGGACAGTGCCGGGTTCAACTCTTGTCGTCGAGACCCAGTTCCTTCAGCTTGGCATCCATCTTGCTCTTGAGCCCCATCGAGTCGAGGACTCCGCCGGCGTTCTTCAGGGCGGTCTTGACCACGCCCCGACCGTCACCGGTAGTCTTGTTCTTGATCTCGTCGATGGTGCTGGCTACCGTCTGCAGGAGCTTGGATCCCTCATCCACCGCACCCTTGTAGTTCTTGGCCTTGATATGCTTGATGATTGCCAGGATGGTGGTCACGATCGTGGTGATCGACCCGAGGATGGCGATAATCTCGGCCACGCCGAGCCCGCTGTCCTTGGCAACCTCAGCTGCGGCCTGAGCAAGAACGAGAGCGAACATAGGACCTCCTGTTATAAGGATTTACCTAATTATTTAACCCAAGCTGGCGAATTGTCAAGTCACCAGCTGTTGGCCAAGCTCGGTAAGAGCCCAGTCGGTCCCGCCGCCTTCGACAACTTGCCCGCGGAGCCACGGCTGGTAATCGACGGCGTCCCAGTCCATAAGCTCCACAATCTGTGGCTTCTCCCTGCTCACCGAGGTCCTGAAGGTCAGAATCCTCACGCGCTCGAGGATCGAGAAGCTGTACCCCAACTCGCCGAGCTCCGCCTGCATCAGGAGGAAGTTATAGGTCCTCTTGGGCCTGAACTGCGACACGTACAGCGGCAGCGCCTCGATGAGGCCGCACCATGGACGCAAGTCCGGTTCGTCGTCCTCATCCCAGCCCTTGGTGCCGATGCTGATACGGTTGATGCTGTCCAGGTGCACGATGTGGAGCTTGTGGGTGCCGTCTTCCTCGGCGAGTTCTTCCCTGACCAGCTTGAAGATTCTGACGTTCTCCCCGCTGATCATGGGCGGACAGACCACATCAAGATCACTGGCCAGATTCATCTTTCTCTCCTTTCTCGTCCTCCAGCTGGATCTCGTCCGGTTCGTACAGCTCGCCGCACTGCGTGCACTTGCTGAACGGAACCGGGCTGTCATCCTGCAGGTGGGTGGTGAATACACTGCAGCCGCACTTGCACTTGGTCAGCTGCAGAGGGCCGTTGACGACGCCGTCGCCTTCGACGCTGGTGTTATCTCGGCTCATTGGCTACCTCCAGCACATCAATATCCGGGCACAGAGTAAGGCTCAGACTGCTGCTGTGCGGAAGCCTGAGCCAGAACCACGGCTCGATGGCCGTGTCGATGTACCATACATAAGTCGGCTTGGTCGCGTCCAGCTCCGACTCGATGATGCGGTAGATTCCGCCCGGCCGCTGCGACGCGATCATGACCGACACGTTCCTCCAGCTGGAGTACGTACCGACGTGGGTAATCGCGTGGATTCCCTTCAGGTCCCGTGTGAAGAACACGCGATCAAGACTCAGGACAACCTTCACGTCGGCGTTTGTCATTGCATTCCAGGCATATTGGGCCAGCGTTGAACCAGCTGGAGTAAACGAAGTAGCCCTGGCCCTCAGGGATGGTCTTCCCGCATGCTGCGCATTTCTGCGACTTCTTCTCCTTTTTGCCTTCCATCTACGAGGCCCTCAACCATCTTGGTCAGAGCGTCGAGCCGGAACGGCTTCTGGAGGAACGGTACGTCCAGATCCTCCGGGCCGTTGGTTCCGCTCATGATGGCAATCTTGGCATCCGGATCCAGTTCCAGGATCTGCCTTGCAGCCTCCAAACCCCCTATGCCAGGCATCACGACGTCCATGACGACGAGCGCGATGTACTGGCCGTTGTCCCTGAAGTATCTAACTGCTTCCTCCCCCGAGTACCCAATGAGAACGTGATATCCTTCATGCTCCAACGTGGCGCGTACCACGTTGCACACGTCGTAGTCGTCGTCGACGACCAAGATAGTGGAACTCATGGTGCACCTCCATTGTCTTCCCCCATACATGGTAGGTGCTTGAAGCAAAGGTGTGCAAGGACAAAGTAGGAATGTAGCGGAAGACGGAGGAGTCGAACCTCATGCCTCTCGACACGATCTGGTTAGCAACCAGTCCTCAGTCCACAC